AGTTCCATCATCTGCTTTTGCATAAAGTAATTTTGTTCCTTTATCTGTAGCAGACCAAGTAACACTAGTACCTGAACCACTTGTGTATTGAAATTCTACTGAGTAAGCTCCTGAAGTTGAGTTTTTAATAAGATATAATTGTTGTGCATCTAAAGGAATTGATACAGTAATATTTCCTGTAATAGTTCCAGTTAATTCAATGACTCTGTGAGCCATTGTTGCTCCAGTAGCTCCATCAGAAACAGCTAAAGCTGTATCTCCTGTTCCACTGACTGCTTGTGATGCGTATCCACCGGCAAGTTGCTCGATAATTTCTAAATTGGTATTTGTTTTTGTTCCCCATGTACCGGCATTTTCACCGGTTGCCATTTTCTCTATACCGAGAGGTGTATATGTTGATGCCATAAAAAACTCCTATTTACGCTGCATGCGTTATGTCTGTATACGATGTCGTAGCTGTTATGTCAATGTCTTTATACGCCAACGCACCAAACCCTACAGTTCCTAAATTACTAGTTAAATCGATTCCTGTCAAGCCTACTGTAATATCATCAACAGTTGTTGATCCTACAGCAGAACCCGCTGTAACACCGGTTAATCCTACTCTCATTTGATCTACTGTTGTAGATCCAACCGCGGATCCTATAGTAACTCCACTAGGATTTACAATTAAAGTGTCATCAACTTGTGGACTGCCAAGGGCAGATCCCATTGAGTTTCCGTCAATTTCATAAGTTTGTTGATTGCCAAGAGAACCTACAGCCGATCCTATTGTTACACTACCTAAACCTTGTTGATGATCTGCACCATCATTTATACTTAAAGTCCCTAATGCAACTCCTGAAGAAACTCCAGTGACCCCAAAGACCATGTCAAATTCTTGTGTGGTGCTTCCTTGTGCCGACGTAATTGATTGACCAGAAACTCCAACAACACTTTCAGGTGATATAACTAATTCACCACCCCATTGATTATCTCCCCATGCAGACTCGCCCCATCCTTCTGGACCTTGAGACATATTCATTTCAAGACCAGTTAATATTGCGCCAGATGAGTCAGTTCCCCATTGGTTAGATCCCCAACTATCTCTTCCCCAACCGTTTTCAGATTGAGCATAAGGTAAAGTACCTAAGACAGCCGACATGTTTGTTAATGTTGGAAGAGTAACAATAGGGTCAAAACTATCTCCCCATGGTTCTTCACCCCAAGCATCTCTACCCCAACCATTTTCAGAAAAAGCCGAAAGATCTGATAAAGCTGAAGCAATAGTCAAGCTGCTTGGTAAAACATCTACATGGTTCTGAGATCCATATTGGTTCTCACCCCATGACAGTGCACCCCATGTATTTTGAGTAAGATCAATCGCTCCACCCATTCCAATACCGTGGAAATAACAATAAAAATGAAAATCTGTAGAAGATGCAGGTGTTATTTCTACGTATCTTTCTGTGGCTGCATTAAAAGTCGATGCATTGGTATAGCTAGATTGATCACTTATACCATCTAAATAATAATTAACTCCGTTTGTAATAGTATTACCACTAGGATCGCTGGTGCTGGTAGTAAATAATAAAGGGTGACCATCGTTTGATGCATCGCTTTGATTAAAACGAAGAGTTCCTTCTTCAACCCACTTAACATCCATGTTACGTGCGCCATCAAGGTAGTATACATTACCAGTTCCTCCTGTAACATATAAAGTTCCAGATGCAACTGTCACCGTATATGTTCGGTCAGAATTTTTTAACATTCTTCCACCCATGCCGATTCCATGAACCCAACATAGGTAGTAAAAATTAGATTGAGTGGATAAATCTATTTCGATGTATCTTTCTGAAGCGGCGTTAAATGTTGTTGTGTTGGTGTACGCAGCTTGATTGCTTGCGCCATCTAAATAATACGTAACACCCGATGAAATAATTCCACCCGTGCTTGTGCTCGTAGAAAAAATTAATGGGTGACCATCGTTTGTCGAGTCACTTTGATCAAACCTTAAAACAGTATCTGCATTCCAATTAAAAGTACCGGGACCAGAAGAATTTCTTACATCATCGATATAAAAAACATTTCCCGTTCCACCACCATAGAGACTGCCACTCGCAACCGTGATGTTGTAAGTTGCCATAAGGATTTACCTCCTTACGTCAGTCTGATGATAGCTGAACTAGAATCGTTTGTTGGAAACTGAATTGTAAAAGTTCCTGAAGAAACTGTTTTGTCTCCTCCGAAAGCTATCACACACACCGCATTTGTAGTACCAGATCCTCCAGCTGTAGTCGTGTTGTAAATTAAACAACCGTTAGCTGTGAATGAAGCACTAGTAAAACTTATGTCAGAAAAATCTGTGAACGCAGTAGTAGAAGTTAAACCAACTCCTGTGTTAGTTAGAGTGGCTCCTCCCGCAGAATAACCAGATCCAGATATTTCGTTTCCTGTTGCGTAAGCAGTTGTAGTAGCGTCTAAAGATGCAGAGCTAGTATACATTGCAAGTTTAAATGTGTCCCCTCCGTTTCCAGAAGTATCTAAACTGTGCTTACCTTGTAAAAGCTCTTGTTTAAAGCTTGAACATATTGCTGATGATATCGCCATAGTATTTTCTCCTTATTACGGAGACGGAGATTTGACTGGTATTCTGACTGTTCCATCAGTGTAGTCGTCTCTTCTTCGTCTACCAATTTGCGCTCCCGCAAACTTCTGTACCTCTTGTTTATATTTATTTTCATATAATGTCAACATATCCATTGGACCTTTTAAAAATCCAAATGTTTCTACTAGACATGCATATAAAAGCCCCTGTGGAAAATACTGGCTAACATAGTTAGTTTGATTACCAGACTCTAAAGTATTAGGCATTTTGTTATAATATATATTAAATAAGTAATTAGCATCTGGTGTAGGTGCCACGTAGATACCTCCAGAAGTAGTTGAACTCAGCCCTGTGGCTCCACCAAACATAGCGTAATACTTAGGCAAACCAGTAACGTCTTGACCTGTTTGAGATCCTTCTGGTCCTGTTAATTTTCCTACATACTCTGAGATATATGTCTGATCTTTTTTCTCTAACCATTGACCAGCTCCATTTGTGTTAGCAGTAGAATTAAATACTTCAATACCTCTTATAAAAAATGCTCCTGCAGGAACATTAATAGTATTATCATCTGCAACAAACGTACCTTGTGATGCATGCCTGTCAGAGTCCATCGGAATATCTAAAAATATTCTTTGCTGAGCATTTAAAATTATATTCTCTAACACAGCAGTTGTTAAAACAGTGTCATCTACTTCTGTGTAGTTTCTAATATTTGTAACTAAATCTGAATAACTTATTCCTGACATGTTATGCTCTTTGGTTTACAGGTCCTGCAAACACAAAAAATCCTCCTCCAGTTTCTGCACTCGATGCAGTTGCAGCTAAATCAAAAGTAAAACTATTGCTATAGTTTTGTGATGAGCCTGCATCATTCGTAGCGCTCTTAACAACTCGTGTTATTGTATACGATCCAAAAACTTTTGCACCTGAATTGTGAGTGGTCGCAACAGTTTTTTTGTAAGTTTTGCCATATGTTGGTGCTGATGTACCTCGTGTACACCCTGTTAAATCGTTTCCTGATTTACCCGTGTATTGAATTGTTTCATCTTGATACTCTCCAAAAGTTGTAGAAGTAGAATCTTCATTAGTTTTTTCTATTACAATAAAACCACTAGTTGGAAAATTAGTTGCATCTGTCAAAGTTATAGTAGTGGCAGACGCAGAAATATCTCCATTTAAAGTAGTTTCCATTTGAAACCTGTCTACAGACACACCTCCAACTGGAGATTTAACTTCATAAAACCTTATCGCATCATTTGTTTTAAATGGATTTGTGTCATCAAGTGGTATGTCATCCGATGTTAATACAGTAACTGAAGTAGATGCAGATGTAGTTGTAAAAGGATTTGTTCTTAAAGCAGCAGGAGTTGGTAATGCTTCTCTTGCTGGTCTTGCATGTTGCAAAGCCTGTGGATCTGCTGTTGTTGGTCTTGGTTGAAGTTGAGGCTGTTTTTTTTCAAACTCTGAAATATGAACCCATGCTCCATTCCATTCTTGAACCATTTCTGTATATGGAAATCTCATCCCAGATCTATCTGAGATCATATATGCATGTTTACCTGAAGCAAAATTACCCATTAACCAATCTCCGGATAATATACTTTAGGACTTATGTAAGTGCTTACTGGAGAACCATCCTCTGATAATGCTCTTTGTAACTCATCTTCATATAATAATTTTAATTCTTGAACTCTTTGTGGTGCATATTTAATAGCTAAGTAATATGCTAAACCAGAAGCCATACAAGGAACAAATCTATATGGTACATCTGTAGCGTTTGTGTAAGCATCTCCAACATCTTGGATTCTTCTTACATAATAATAATTTATAGTGTCGCCTGCTTGAGACGAACCTGGTGTTAGATACAATGTTATTGTTGTTTTATCTATGAATCTTTGAACCCAATATTGAGTTGGAGTTCCTTTATCAGTCTTATTTGAAAAAGCAGAATATTGTGATCTGCTTATTTTTGTTAATGGTGAATCTACATTAGAAGAGTTTCTATAATTGGCTTCTAAAACATCATCAACACCATAAACAGCAGTGGCATCTGAAGTACCATCACTTTCTGATCGGAACATGGTATATTCAGATTGGCCATCTACTAAAGTTATTGAATTATTTGCTACTTCCCAATAGTGCAGTCCTCGATTACCCCATTCTTGAAACATGATATTCAAAGATCTTCTGGCTGTTCTTAATTGATAGCCAGCCACTCCTTGCATACCTATTCTCTCATAGGCTTCTTCGATTATTTCATCTATCTGAAAGTTCTTATCGAAAACATAAGAACCCGAAGTAGTGTTCGCCATGTTACGCTCCTGTGATAGTTAGTGTAACGCTTCCGTCAGTTCCGCCTGTTTGTGTTAATGTTGCACAAACTCCATCTTTAAACAAGATTCCAGAACCTGGAATGTACACTGATAATCCTTCAGTGTCGTATTTGTATGTCGCTTTTAAATTACCAGCTCCAGCTCCACTTGTTGTAGCTGAATCATGTAATAGTAAAACTGAACCTGCTTCACCTCTACCTTGGATAGAAGTGACTCTTGTTCTAGCCGCTCTCAATACTGAGATTGCACCGGTATCTTTTTGTAATGTTGTTTGGTCACTTGTAAAAGTGCCACCGCCACCTATTCCCATAATGTTTCTCCTTATAAAAGTGCTCCCGAAGGAGCACTTTAATTATTTGTATTATGCGCTTACGCCTGTTCCAGCCACTCTAGATTGGAACGTGTTAAAGTAGTCAACAACTAAGTGATTAGCGTTTGTACCTTTGTGTGCACCCATAATATTCATTTCTAATGCAATATCATCAGGCACAGTCGTAGCTGCTTGTACTCCAACAGGATTTCCGTTTAAGTACAATTTAAATTGATTCGCAGTAACACCAACTTCACTTCCAGCAGGTTGATAAACAAAACCTAATCTAACTGAGTTATTTGGAATTGCTTGAACTGTAGCTGTTTGTGTTGGAACAGATGAATCTTCTAAAGTAAAAGTTGATCCGCCTGCTGAACTCAACATATCAAAAGATACACCAGCTCCGTTTTTTCTAGAAACGAATTGAATTGTAGTTGTATCTTGTAAGTGTGAGAACCCAATACCATCAGTTGGTAAAGTGTCAGAATCTGCATAACCATCTTGAGCAAATCCTACCCAAGTGTTTAAATCACTTACATCAGTGACTGCCATGCTAGTTTCAAACCACCATTTTTGGTTTGCGTTGAATTGCCAAACTTCTGGTCCAGCAATACCTTGAATCTCACCAGCGGCAGGAGCATTATCTCCTTGTCTTAACCATCCACCAGCATATTGTGCTAGTTGAAAGTCAGAACCACCTGTTGATGTGACTGACCAATCTGATGCATTGTAGATTGAAAAGTCATTTTGATACGCTTGTTCTTGTTCGTATCCTCCTGTTATAAGAGGTTGTTTAATACCACTAAATACGGAACTTGCTCCGTCTTTTCCTCTTACGTTTGTTACTCCATTTGAAAAGTGTGTTGTCATATAATCAGCGCCTCCTCGCGCCAGCTATTCTTACTAAGAAAAGAATAACCAATTTATGTCTTAATAATCTTAGTGTGTTTTTTATACAACAGTTTTGATTAGAGCGCAAGAGAGCCTGTAATGTGGATCGGAATTTTCCAACGATGTAGCTTTTTATTAAGTAGCTACTGAAACTTGTGGAGCTGCATCCTCAACTTTATTTTCCAAGTGAGCTTTTTTAGCTTCTGCTGCTCTTATATGGGTAAGAACTTCTTTGACTTTTCTGTCAATCTTAACCATATTAAGGGTATACCTACCCTCCTTGAGATGCTCCTGCTCCCATTCTAGGTCCAGACCCTTTTTCTTCGTGTAAAGGTCCTGTAGATGTAACATCATCTCCTCCATCAATAACCTCCTCATAGGTTATTCTATTTATCTTGGGATCATTCATTTCTCCAAGATACTCCCATTTTGTATCATTTTTTCCTAATTTGTCAATGATAGCATTTTCTATATCTAATGG